ATTGGATTCAGGACGTTTCCACTATGGCTACAGCTTTTGCGTGTGGCACACTTGAACCTACAACTGAGAACAAGAACGCATATGTCGCGCTGAGGGCTCGTGCGGAATTGTTCAACGCCTCCCTCATGAACAAGGAAGTTGCAGTTTTCATCAACACAGCGCTTAGGCAGCTTGAGCCTATTAGGCTCCAATTCCAAGCTCATTTGAGCAAGACGAATGGCGCCAGGCCTGAACCTGTTTGCATTGGCCTTATGGGTGCTGCAGGCACGGGTAAATCGTTGTGTATTCAGGCATTAGCCATGCAACTAGCAGATCGCATTGCGACACCTGAGCAGAAGAAGCTTATGGCTGCAAGTCCTAACGGCACGGTTTATAACAAGGGAGCCTCAGAGTATTTTGATGGATACATGGGACAGATCATCGCTGTTAAGGATGATTTTGCTGCCGCCCGCACAACTGGCGGGGACAGGTCAGATGCCAAGTTCCTCATTGATGCCGTCAACACATATAGCTACCCTCTTGACATGGCACAGTGCGACGACAAGGGCAAATATTTTTTTACTTCTCAGGTCCTTCTTTTAACCACAAATCACACCACGTGGACTAAGCTCGCTGAGAATGATGTTTATGCTCCAGGAGCTCTTGATAGGCGTGTGCATTTCAAGTATGTGCTCCAACCTAAGCCAGAGTTTTTAGATGCAAATACTAAGCGATTTATCAAGACTCGTGAGGCCACTCCTAATGATTACTGGGAGTTTATCCCTTGGGACATGAATTTCGGGCAACCTACAGGGGGTCCCATTTCGTATGACGAGGTTCTAGATAAGGCCGTACAACAACAGCGCCGCTTTGCACAGTATCATGAGGAATATCAGCGTATGATTAGTAATGCTATTGATGTGGTTCAACCACAGGCATGTATGTTGGAAATGGCTGTCCTACTAGGCCTCATAGAGTTCGTTGCTCGACGTGCAGCCACTTTTTCTGATATAGAGGATTCGTACATGTTTGTTTCACATGTTCCACCTGCCAACCCTATCTTTCGTAAATTGCAGGAAGGGATTAAGTTTCTTCAGAAGAGCATGATCAAACAGCACAACAGTAGTTATCTTGCACGGGTTGGGTTTTGGTCTCTCGTTTCCATCGTTAGCGTAAAGCCCCTCATCGACCTTATCTTCGGGGTTTTTAGAATAGTGATTAAGATGTTTTCGTTTTTGTTTCACAGGGGCAAGGCTGAGGTTGTACCTGTTCCAGATGTGCCCACGACAACGGAGCAGAGCAATGCCCAATTGGAGCAATGGAGTAAGGCTAAGGCCAAGGCTAAGTCCACTAGTAGATTTGCTGCGACTCGCGAACGTGATGAAGGTGACCGTTGGGTTAAAAGCCAGTGTGCGACTTCTGACCAAGTAGTGACTAGTGTCAAGAAGAACTCCTATCACGTTAATATAGAGGGTGCCCTTGATGTGCATATTGGGTCTAGCTTGATGATTATAGGGAAAGTCCTTCTTATGCCGTATCACTATCTGCGTAGATTCCGTTCCCTCCCCGCTGCCACCTACATGACTTTCAGGAATGTGATCAATCCTCTTCTCCGGTTTTCCGTAGATAAGGCTTTCTTCAATCAGACCACGCTTTGGTTAGATGAAGATGCTGACCTCGTTGCCTTTTCAGCTCCCACGGTCAATGCTGCTGGTTCCGTCATAGATAAGTTTGTGACTGAGGCTGATATTAAGGATGTGTCTACTGCATCAATGCAGCTCACGGGATACAATCTTAGACCTGATTACACGACTGAGACGTCTAGTTTTTACACTACTGGCATTAGTAGAGTTGTCAATGTTGAGGTCCAAGGCACTAATTTACCAACGTATGTGCTTACGGGCCCCATCCAATATTCTGCAGGTACTAGGCCTGGGAATTGTGGTTCTCTTGCATATTTCACTGCGAGACCTAGTTTGCAATCTAGACAGTGTTTTGGCATGCACGTTGCTGGTTGTGCTCCTCTTGACGTTGGCTATAGTAGTATCCTTACGCGTGAAATTCTCCAGCGCATAGTTTCTCATTTGTCAGTTGTTACTAGCGAAGCGCAGCCTCAGGATGGGTTTGAATACGTAGAGGCTGATTGTGAGACTCCCGGTAATACACAGCCTTTATATTTGGTAAATGCTAAACACAACATCAACACAAAAAGTCAACTCACGCGCACTCGTTGCTATGGCGCACTCAATCATGTATACGGGGATTTTGACATGGCTCCTGCTTTGTTGAGACCTAAAGACGGTATTGACCCTATGGTCAATGCTGTGTCCCCATACACTAACCAGAGGCCCATTCTCACTCAACACAAGGTCGATGTGGCCATGTCAGTTGCATTTCAAATGTTTCATCAGTCAACACTAGAGGCAAAACGCGATGTGGTTTCTTACCAATGCGCTGTTGCAGGTGATCCGGATGACATGTATGTAGCTGGCATTCCACGTGGTACTTCTGCTGGGTATCCATACGTTATGAGAGGTGACTCAAAAAAAAAGACATTTTTTGGTGACAAAGATGAATATGATTTCAGTTCTCCTGCCTCTAAACTTGTAGAAGCCGAAGTGGCGCGCATAATTTCTGACGCGAAACTCGGTGTGCGTAATTTGCATGTGTTTGTAGATTTTCTTAAAGACGAGTTGCGAGCAAGCGCAAAAGTCAAGTCTGGAGCTACTCGGCTCATATCTGGAGCTCCCATGGCCTATGTCATAGCATTCAGACAATATTTCCTACGCTTTATGGCTTCGGCCATGCGCGTGCACTGCAGGGCTGGGCCCTGCGTGGGTGTTAACCCACATGGATTTGGTTGGAAGCTTATAGTTGACCAGATCAAATCTAGAGGCGGCAAGTGTGTCGCTGGCGACTACAAGGCATTTGATGCTTGTGGCCACCCCCAGTTGTTCTTAGCCTTGATAGATCAGATCAACCTGTGGTACAACGATTCTGATGAGAATCAATTAATTAGACGCGTACTTTGGTATGAACTGTTCAACTCTAGGCATTTGGCTGCCTTTGGTAAGTTCGCTGGTTCTCTCATCTACCAATGGAACAGTTCACTGCCTTCAGGACACCCATTTACTTCTTTCGCCAATTCTTTCTGCAATGTTGCACTTCTTGTGTTGGCGTTTTGGGATGCTACCGGTGGATATGAAGAGTTCTGGAAGCATGTTTCCCCCTTTGTGTACGGAGACGATAATCTCCTAGCCGTGTCTGACGCGGCTCTGAAGTCATATAATCAGAACACACTCCCATCCCTCATCGCTCCGTATGGATTTACCTACACCACTGAGGACAAGACCACAGATGCTGTCCCAGACTATAGGTCCATTAACGATGTGTCTTTTTTGAAGCGCACCTTCAGGTATTGCCCTGAGCTTGAGGAGTGGGTCGGCGCCTTGGATTGCAAGTCTCTGCTCAAGAGCGTGTATTATGTGAGGAATCACAAGCACGCCGATGAGATAGAGTTACAAGCGTTCAATAATTTCGCTGCAGAGCTTTCCTTGCATGGTGACGATGATTTCGACAACATTATGCACGACTTGTATGGTCAGCTCCGTGAGTATCGCGCTCGCGCGAAGTTGCCCACCCCTGTCCTCCCGTTTTCATACATGGCGTGCCTTGCGCGCAGCCATGAAGTTTTAATTGGAATGTAATCCGTGCCATTCCCCTTAGGCGTTTATCGCTGCTACGGCTACTTTGTCCAGTTTAGGCTGCCACCATCTTCATACGTTCGCGATACGAAAACCGCACCAACCACCCCATGTCTACTTCACCCCCCGATTTCTCCGTTCCTTGTTCTCTTATGACGGCTATCCCCAGTGGTACTGCTGATGGGGTCACTCTTGCTGGTGGCGATTCCGTTGTCGGTCTCACCACTTTCACCAACTACAACGGTGTTGAGACTAATGCTGTTTGTTGTGATGAGCAACACCCTGTTTATGCACATTCCCCCGCTGATAGCATATCTTCGCATTTGTCTAGGCCCACTAATTTTTCTTCTGGGGCCCTTTCTGCTATCATTGGGCCAATAGCTTCTTCCGTTATCAACATGGGAAACATAGCAACTTTTTGTCCACGCGTCAACATGCTTAATGGGGCATATGGTCTTAGGGCCACTGTTTGCATTAGAGTTGATGTTTCTTCCACCCCTTTCACACAGGGAGTTCTCAAACTTGCATATTTGCCCGGTTCTACTTTAGGTTTCGTACCCAACCCGGTTTCTTCTTCTGGGGGGGCTTTTTGGAATAATGCACTAACCTCTTTGTGCCCGGTTTCCCAGTGTCCTGGCGTTTACCTCGACATCACTGAGGCCAATACCGCCACCCTACGTATCCCATGGGTCTCTCCCACTGAGTATGCTACTTTTGCATGTAGTGGAGGTACTGCTTTAGCAGCAGGAGTTTGGGGTACTTTTGCATTACATCAATACTTGCCTACTCTTCTTGGCACTGGCGGTACTATGCCCACTTTTAACTTGTGGTCGTGGCTCGAGGATGTTGAGACTATTGGCAACACCCCTTGGGTTGTTACTAAGGCGGCTCCACAGGCAGGTTATGCTGTTATGGAGAAGGAAATGGCCAATACTGATAAGCCTATCTCAAAGTTCCTTGCGTTGACTGGTAGGGCTGTCGCTGCTTTGTCGGGTGTTCCCTACATCAGCGCATACGCTGGAACCGCTGCATGGCTCATTCGTGCATTGGGTAATACTGCTTCTTCTTTTGGTTGGTCTAAGCCTAGGGACACTACTACTACGCATAGGATGATGCCTTCCAACACTGCGGCTGAGGGTTTACATACGGGTGTTTCTCCTTGTCTTACACTTTCTGCGGCTGCGGACAACTACATCGTCCCGATGCCCCTTGCTGGTACCGGGTTGGATGAAATGGCCTTTGAGTATCTTTTCTCAATAAAGACTGCTGTTTGCACTGGAGTTTTCTCTAGTGCTGATACTGAGAATGTTTTGAAATTCGGCGCCATTGTTTCTCCTTCCGCTATGTTTTACCAGAACTGGAATGGCTTGACAATGGCTACCCATACTATCACGGCCACTGCCAATGCTAGCACACCTGGGTGTACTATATGGCCCTCCCCCCTCTTCTTTTTGGGGCAGTGTTTCAGATATTGGCGGGGTGACATAGTTTTTACCATCCGTATGGCAAAGACGAAGATGCATACTGGTAAAATTCGTTGTTACTTTATACCTGAGTCTGTTGACACGTCTGTTCCTGGTTTGAACACTACCCAGTTTGTCGTACCTACTGCGGCCCTGGAGCTTAACTACATCAGCACAGTGTACGATCTCAGGGGTGATAATGTTTTCGAGTTTGTTGTCCCTTATACCTCCCCCAACACTTTCACCCCTTTCTCAGCTGGAATTGGCACTTTCGGCATCCTTGTTGATGAGGTTATCAACTATCCCAACCTTGTCAGCTCCATTCCATTCGCCATTGAGGTTTCTGCTCGTAACATGGTCTTCAGTGCCCCCACTGGACCTGCATATGCACATTCTCTTTCTCTTCCCGTTGCTTCCACCGTTGTTGCACAGTCCGGAGATACTCTCATGAGCAATACCCGCAAGTTGCAATATTGCGCTGGTGAGACTTTTTCTTCAGTCAAGCAAATTGTTGCCCGCGCTTCATATGTGCTTCCTTCAGGGACCGCTTATACTGTGCCCAATGTTTCGCAATATGTACCGACTCAGGTAACTGGTACTGGACCATACACAGCTGTTGCGATTAACTCATGCACTATGTTAGATTACATAGGAGGCATGTATGCTTATTGGAGGGGTTCAACCAATATCCACGTGCACCAAACTGGATCTTCTGCTACAATTTTGAATAGCAGTATCCAACTCACGGCAGCTGGTACTACCACTAACCCCCTTGTTACCAATGGCTACATGAATTCTTTAGTACAGGAACATGCACCATATGCACATGCATCTGTTCCATATTACTCTTGCACGGCTGCCCAGTACATCAGACCCACCACCCGGACACCCACCAACACGTCCACCCCTTTATACGAGATGAATGCTAAGGTTAATAGCCTGGCAAACGTCACCACTATTGGTGCAACCGTTGGCACATCAGCTGCCGACGATTTCCAATTTGGTGGTTTCATTTGTTGCCCTCCTCTCATTCTCCCCTTTGCCGCTACCGCTAACTGGACCGGCTCATCAGCACGTTTTCCATCATAAAAGCATGCCCACCCCATATTGCACTTTGCACTGTCATCTTGGGGTAGTCCCCCTAGTTCTCTTTGTTTCACATTTGCATTAGGATGGACATTAAAACATACGCT